GGAGACCAAAGGAAAAAGTTGAACAAGGAAAAACAAGAGTTTTCGATGCAGGACCAATGGACTATACCATTGCATTGAGACAATACACATTGGGTTTTGTCGAAAGTGTTATGAGGAACAGAATTGACAATGAGGTATGTGTTGGAGTAAATGTTTATTCCATTGATTGGCACCGGCTCGCACTAAAAATGCGAAAGAAAGGAAAACATTGTTGCGCTGGAGACTTCTCTGGTTATGATGGATCACTACACCAACAGATTCTCTGGGAAGTGTGTAACATTATTAACAGATGGTACGATGATGGCGATGACAATAAACGGATACGGAATGTTTTGTTTGAAGAAATTGTGAATAGCGTGATAATGGTTGATGGAGTTTTGATACAAAAGACACACTCTCAACCTTCTGGCAATCCTTTGACAGTTATCATTAATTCTCTGTTTAATCAGATAGTTATGAGAATGTCATATTTACTTGCTAAGAAGGAACAAGGTATGTCTCTATTGTGCGACTTCACAAAACATGTTTCAATGGCTACTTACGGTGATGATAATTTGATTAATATCTCAGCTGAGATTATTGATTGGTATAATCAAGTTTCTATCACAAAACACCTGGCAACGTGTGGACTTACTTACACTGATGAAACCAAAAGTGGTAAGTGTGTTCCATACAGGACACTCAACGATGTAAATTTCCTTAAACGTGGATTCAAGAAAAATGAGAACGGTATTTACGTAGCCCCATTAGCTATAGATACTATTCGCGACATGACCAATTGGGTGCGAGGCAAACACATACGCTTAGCAACTGAAGAAAATGTCGGGAATGCTCTCATGGAATTTGCTTTACACGGAGAAGAAATTTACGCAGACGAAAAAGGGAAGATTGCAAGAGTTGCAAAACAAACCAATCTTCAAATTCAAGTTCCACTCTACGAGGAATTTGACTCATTCTTTGCTATGCAAAGAAACCAGTAGAATCCAAGCTTGCTTGAAGTCTATGTGATCTTGTGTGTGAACGAAAAGAAGCTGAAAAGTTTGCACATACTGCTATAGACTAGAAGGTGCCTCTTTTTAGAGGTGGAGTGCCAGCGGCAGCCCCGTATACTCCAATTGCTTCAAGCGTTCCTTGGATAGGCGCAATTCCTGGAACGTTAATATGCGTCAGCAATACCAACGAAATCAATCAAAGTGATGTGAGCACTGACAACAACTCACAACTCGTCGAGAATACAGAGGCAAAACTATTCTCAAAAGTGGAATCGAATGACAATGAACTAGCTAATGTTGTACCAGGCTGTTCTTTCCAATCTATTGCTTGTGCTGATGTTGTTCAGCATGGGCTAACTGATATTATGGAGAGACCAACACTCATAGGGACCGGGAATTTTTCTTCAACTGCCGCCCCTGCAGTTTATGGTTACAACAAAGAAACGTACTTGGCGATAAGTGGTTTATCGTCATTACCAGGCTATCATAGTCATTACACATTTCCAGACATATTGTTTCAAAAGAATCCACCGGTTGCAAGCAAAGTTAAGCAATTTTCTTATATGAAAGCGGATATGAATTTCGAGATCAAATTCAATTGTGCCCCTGAGGTCAATGGATGTTTCTTGATGATTTATATCCCTCTCGTTGATAGCTTATTGCCGGATTTTTCTAATGTTACAGTACAGGCATTAACATCTTACCCTTGTAAAATAGTGGACTTTTCAACTGAAACTAGTGCAACTTTTGAAGTGCCCTATATCAATGAATATGATTACTATAATTTTTCGCAAGGAATGCCTACTGGAGAAGCTGTACGAAACCAACCTTCGCCTTTTGGATTGATTGTACTATTCAATCTTGTACCACCACAAAGCGCAAGTTCAAACACGTATGTTTCATACAATGCTTTTGCTAATTTTAGCAATGTTGAACTACGCTTACCTGTGGCTGAACCTGCTGATTTGATACCGGGACCATATGCAACTGT